ATATTTCCACTTGTTTGTCCTTTGAGAACGTCATTTGTAGACAATTCAAAAGTACTACCTGATATTTTTATATTGCTCGCATCAATACCAGATATTTGCATATCAGATGTAGATCCATTAACGCTTAATTTTTCTCCAATGGCAAACTGAGTCTGTTTTTGATTGACAGCAAATGATGGATAATCAGATTTTTTTATAATCGTTCCAAGAGAATCTTGAACAGTTTTTGCTGTGCCCGTATTGGTTGTTAAACTACTTAAATTGATTGTTACTTCATCTTGAGTAACGGTTCCAATAAAAGATGAGTTTTTATATTCTTCAACAACAAAAAACTGATATCCATAGTCTGCAGAATTAAATCCTGAACCTGCGGCACCAACTTTTTGAATTCCTTCGATAAAAACTTCTTCTCCAACACTAAACACATCAGTAGAAAATCCAAGAACTGGTGTTGTCAATTTGCATATAAATTTAGTATCAGACTGTTGAGAAATTTTTTGAATACTAATTCCATTAGTATTTTCTTCGGCAAAAATTTCTACTGATTGTGATGGAAGACCTTTTGGTTCTTGAATAATTTTAACTTCATTTATGGAATTTCCGGTAAGATTTGCTTTTAAAATACCACTATCAATTGTTTGTTTTGTAGATGTGTTTACAATTACAAGTTTTGGTGGAGACGTGTAATTTTTTCCTCCACTGATGACACTAACAATTCCAACAGTATTTGAATCTTTAACAGAAACTACTACTGGTATATTTGCGTTTGGTTGAAGTGTTCTATCAGAGGAATATTCAAATCCCTGATTTATTATTCTGACCCTCTTTGTATTGCCAATTAAACTAGAATTGGCAACCAAATAGGCATCCTTTGCCGTTGTATTTGAAGAACCAACAAAACTAGGCAAACTCTTATATCCAGATCCTCCAGAAACAATATTAATCTTATTAATAGGACCTTCAACGTTTAATGATTCTGTAGTATATTCTAAAGAGGAACACTCACTAGATTTATAAAACAACCTTTCAGGAACTTCATTGAGGGCAATATTGAATGTAGTTGCTGCTACTCCAGAAATTTTGTATTCGGAATTATAAGAACTATCAATATAAAGTATTTCGGAATAATTTTGAACCTCAGTGTCTGCTGTGCTAATGTAACCTGATTTCTCTAAATTATAATATAATCTCGTAGGTAATATATTGGTAAGATCTGTATTATAATTGATAGTTAATGAAGCGTTGACACTAACTCCAATAGTTCCAACTCCTGCGATAGTTATTCCACTAGTAGATCCTGTAGAAACAAATTCGTTATTAAATTTATTATCATAATAAATTTTAAAATCATATCCAGATAATGTGGAATCTGACAAATCAAAAATTGCACTATTATCTTTTATTATTGCAATTCTCGGATTGATTGGAGAAATTGTCTGCTCTCCTCCCCCAGTGTTTCCAATACTTACAATAGTTGGAGGATCTAATTTTGCATCGCTAAGAGTTTCTGCTAATTGAATGATATTTTCATTAACTCTATATGCATAATAGGATCCTGTGGTTAATCCTGAAGCAGGTAATGATGCTGCATAACTAACTTTATCTCCAGTTTTTAATCCATGAGAAGATATTGTTATTTGATTTGTAGTGATGTCAATTTCGGATGGATCAATTGTAAGAGGATTTATTAAAATGTTGTCAGAAACAATATCTCTTTTTACGACTATCGAGGCATCCGTTCCTACTCCGGAAACAAGTTTTGGTTGAATATTTAATTTGATGATGTCATTCGTCGATAACTGATGATAAGTAGAACCCGGTGCAATAGTTGAAAATCCTACAGTAGAAATAGATACAACAGAATTTATTCTTTGAACTCTGGATTTTTTCTGATTTTTTATACTTTCAAATAGATACTCATCACTATCATTTCCATTATTGCGGAAAAATACTTCGTCAAATTCAGATCCAATTCCAGTTTTAATTCCAACTGAGTTAATTGTTTTTCTTACAATGTATACTGTGGTAGTAATTCCAGATGCTGGTAAATTAAATGGCGTTCCAGTTGGTGAAGTTGAAACTGATATTGCTCCACCAGTAGGAACAATCAAATTAACCGGTTGATTTGATGTAAAAGGATGATTTTCAATGTAAATTCTCTTAGTTGGAATATCTCTAATAATAGAAGAATCACCAAATGTGAATGTCATGGAACTGGATATTCCAACAGTGGTTCCAACACCAACAGATTCTTTTGGATTGAAATATATTTTATCATTAACTGCAGATTCAAAATAATTTACATTTTTGGATATTGTAAATGAATCTGGAATGTATGAGATTTTTGTTGTGGCAGTGTGAGAAGTTCCTGTTAAACCTCTCTTGACTCTAAGAATATTTAAGTTGGGGAATATATTTAATATCTGTAAAGTTTCTGAACCAATTCCAACACTACTACCAACAGAAATTGAATTTGGTATTTGAGATACATATATTTCTGTTGTGGCTGCTCCTGGAGATGCATCTGTTCCAACTATTGCTGAGGTAAGATTTGAATAGAAAGATGAAATTCCAATCTGAAAGTTTCCATTTAACTCCGATAAGGAACTACTAAATCCCGAAATAGTGACGTATTCTTTATCTCTAAGATTGTGTTGGGGTAAGATTGAAACTTTTATTTCATTTTCCCCATTCCAAGTAAAAATAGAATTTTCATAAGTTTCTATAGAAGTTTGTATATCATCTATATTTTTTCCCAATATCGATGATACTTTTGCAATAATTCCATCCCCACCAGTATTGCTGCTGTCAAAATTTAAAACGTCATTTACTTTATATCCTGTGCCAGAATTAGTAATGTCAATTTTTTCAATAGGACCTTCTGTTACAGATTCAATAATTGCTTTTTGTCTTGAAATTTCATTTGTTTCAATTAAGAAATCATTATCCGCAAAAGGATCAGATACTCTATATGGGAAAGTATTTCTCAGTAATTCTGAATTTTTAAAATCAAATTCTTGATTTAAAGTTTTATTTTCATCTAAAGTATTTGATCTATAAGTGTTGCCAATAAAATATGGGAATTGTGGATTTCCGCTATTGTCGATAGTAGCAAAATATGCATAAACTCCATTAGGATAATCTAATGTTTTTACAAATTTTCCATTATGTACATCTAAATCTCCAGAATTAGTATATTCATAATCCTCAACAAAGAATCCATCACTAAATCCTGAAGGTCTATCATTAATATTAGATGAATTTTCAATATAACCGGAAGTTAAACGATTCGGATCAGAACTTGTGTTGAATGGATCTACAGTTCCAAATGGGCCATATATTGGATTTCCATCATAAGCCCACCCAATTATGCCAGATACTTTGGATTGACTTTCATCAAAAGTGGATCTTAAATCATCATAATATCCACATATGGAATATTGTAATTTTCCATTTTTTTCTTTAAGTATTTCATTTCCATATTTGTTTATATTATTTACTCTTAATTGTCTAATTTTGGTATCAAATTTTGCTCCAAATCCACTAGGCATTACTTTAATCCCAGTTGAAGTGCTGGAGTACCCTATTCCAGTATTAATGATTTTAACATCTGTTATTTTACCTTCCGATGATATTACTGGTCTCAATATTGCTCCAGATCCAGATCCACTATTATCAAACACTTCCAAGTCTGGAGCTGAAAAATATTCAGACCCTCCAAATTGAATATTGACGGAGTTAATATTTCCATTAATTATAATTGGTTTTAACTGAGCATCTTTGCCATTTTTTATAGTAACTAATGGTTTTCTTTCAAGATTAATAGTGCTGGAACCATACCCAGTTCCAGTTTCATAAAGGTATGCATCAATTACCTTTCCTTTTACAACAGGAGTAGCCGTAATTGATTTGTTTTCTGTGATTGTTCCCAATCCTGTATATGCAAAATTTTGATATCCAACCCCAGTTGATGCAAGTTTGGAATAATTTTTTCTTTCATAATTTGATGGAGATGTTCCTCCGACTCCAACATCTGCAACTCTAAAAGAATCATCATCAATTTTTATAATTTTATATTGAACAGATGTAGTTGATATTCCTGTTGATGTTGTTAATCCAGCAATTGGTGTTCCATCAGAGGAGTATAAAACTACATCACCGTCAGCAAATCCGTGATCTATAAAATTAATTAAGTCTTTGGATGTTGATATTCCACTTGGTTTAACGATTAATTTTCTATTAGTATATCCAGATCCACCATCAATAATATTAATAGAAGATATGGTTTTAGTTTTTTCATTAGTTTTAAATTTATGAATGCCTGTTGTATAAAGAGTGCTTAATCCTACAATATTTGTATTTGAGGAATAATCGCTAAAAGTTTCAAATAATTTAATGGTGCTGCTATTATCAACTTTCACATAGTAAGATGCTTTGTCAACAAGAGAAGATGTTCCAATTCCAACTCCTATCCCCAAATTTCCATTAGCATCATATATTACTTCTTGTCCATTAACAAAATTATGATTGGATAAGAATGTAATTTGATTGGTATTATTATCAACTCCACCATTGTTTGATGTCAATTGTCCATCAAAAG